CCGTCTGTGGCGGTTTGGTATGAGATAAACAAAGATAATTTAGATAAAAACATTGCATATCTTTGTTTGAATAATTGGGGAGAATTTATAAATGACAAGACTCTCTTTAAATGGATGTCGAATACAGATAACTTTATCCAAATTCTCGTCAACATGCACCAATTCGGCTACGAGGTTGAGGAAGAGAAGCGGTATTTTGTGAAGGTTAAAGCGACAAAACACTACATTTCTAAAGATGGAATTGGGAAAATATTTTTTTCTTTAGCATACAAAGAAAGTTTTACAAAAAAACAACTAGAAGAAGCTGGATTCGGCTGGGTATTCGATTGCCCAGGGATTGAGATTGAGGAGGTGGAGTGATGAAAAAACCTATGGTTGGATCATATTGGGTTCACAAGAAAACTCTTAAAGAATATAAAGTAATAGCTGTAGGTCTATGGGAAGAAACGCTAGAAGAGTGCGTTGTCTATGTGTCTTTGGATAAAGAGCAAAAATGCTGGATTAGACCATTAGAGATCTTCATGGACGGAAGGTTTTATGACCGACCATATAGTTAAATTGAGGAGGTGGAGTGATGTCGTTTTACGGTGGAACCTATATCGATTATTGTGAGTATTGTGATGATAGATATAGTGGAATATTTAAACTCAAAGAAAATGAGAATGTTTTTGATGGATTTGATAGATGGTTGAAAGAGCACGGAAGAGGGGGCACAGATTGAAACGATTCATTACAGTATGTATCCTCGTCTCTGCTGGATTAAACATCTGGCAGATGGACAGGATTCGAGATTTGGAAGAGAAGAAGCCGATGGTGATCTATAAGGCTGATAACGCAGGCGCAGAAATATTCGGTAAGGTCGTTGAGAAAGGACGGCATGGGAAGTTGTACACAGTGACTATCAGAGATTACGGGATTTTCGTAGTCACTAGAGAACAATTTGAGAAAATCAGAATAGGGGACGAGGTGATGTTATAATGGACGATATTTTACAAGCTTTAGCAAAAATGCTGAATATGACGGTTGATGAAGTAAGTTCTTTGCTTACAACATTTAAAGGGAACGCACCACAGGTTTACGAACAGCTAATGAGAGAATGGACTTTGTACAATGTACTTAATAACACCTCTATAGCTATGATTATGCTTAGTGCTATCTTAACAGGAGTTATTGTGTATGTAGTAAAGCGAATTAAGGTAGATTCCGATAGTCTAAGTTATAGGTATATTCCAGAAGGTTTTACTAAACTTGAATATGCAGAGAAACTTACAAAGGAGAATCTTAAAAACTCTAAAGGAACTATCAAAAAGCTAATTGCTGGTATTACACTAGCATTGATATTGGCTTTTGTCTCAAATATCGGTCGGTATCTTTTAGCACCAAACTACTCATTTATCGTAAATGAAATTGTACCAAAACTGACAAATAGATAGGAGTTGTCATGAACACACTAGAAAATGTAAAACAATGGTTTATTGACCGTGACCTTGAAAACGGTGGACGACTAGACAAGCAGTCATTAAAACTTAGCGAAGAGTTCGGTGAACTCTGTGCTGGCTATCTCAAGAAGAATGAGAAGCTGACCAAGGACAGTATCGGAGATTGCGCAGTCGTGATTGTCGGGTTGGCCTTGCTGATTAAGGTAGATGTGCATAAAATTTTTAAAACATCAGGATATGATAGAGATGTAATGACATGTTTTGGTTTTTTAAATCAAAATATAAGCGAATTTCAGTTATGTCAAGATTTTGGTGACAATGGCATTCTTGAATTATATCTGTCACGTACAATCTACTGGTTAAAATCGTTAAGCATCGCCCTTGGTTATAGCTTCGAGGAATGTTTTGAACTGGCATACCAAGAAGTCAAAGACCGCAAAGGTCGTTGGATTGACGGGACTTTCGTAAAAGAGGAGGATTTGTAAAATGTTAGCACTAAAATTTAGGGTTTGGCTACCAGATATTGATCAAATGTTAAGAGTGAAAGCTCTCGTTTTTGAGAAAGATAAGACAAGATGTGTTTGTGGCTATAGTTTTGACTTTTATCTTGAAGATGAAAATGCAACTATCATGCAATCGACAGGATTGGTTGACAAGAACGGCAAGGAGGTTTTTGTCGGAGATATTATCAAATGCACAAGAGGCTGCCTTCACGAAGTCTATATAGAAAAAGAATATGGCGGTACGTATTTTGGAGGAATGCCAGCTGTATACCTAAAAGACTTGAGAGAAGGATATGCGTGGACTGAGCATGAAGAAATCATCGGCAACATCTACGAAAACCCTGAGCTTTTGGAGGAAAAATAATGAATCCAGAAATAATTGATAACATACTTATTGAGGAGATGGAACATGAGAATTAAAACATTAATGGGAACAATCATCAATGTTGACAAGATAAAGCGCAGTATCACAGTTGAGGGTATTGAATTAGGCTCAGATTGTCGTGCTTTAGTATCTAAACACAAAGATGGTACAGGTACAATAACACTAGTTTTTGATGGGAAAATAATTTAAAAAAGGAGTAAAAACAATGTTTACACAATACAATAACGAAACAGGAAAAACGACACTTACAAAACTTGCTAAAGGCGGTATCATTACAGTTGCAGCTGTTGCTTCACTTGGTATTTTTCGTCTCACGGCTGTGAAGCGTATCCCAGCTAATACAGTTGGAGTTAAAGTTAGCGCAATTGGTGGTGTGCAAGAAAATACCCTGCAAACAGGATATCATCTAAAAATGCCATTTATTGACAAAGTCTACACCTTATCTACATCTGTTCAAACTAAGACAATGGAGAAAATCACGACTCAAACTAAAGATGGTCAGTGGCTCAACACCAATATCGATGTGAAATATCGTGTAAACAAGGAAAAAGCCATGACGGTATTCTCTAACTACACTACTTTGAAAACAGTAAATGATAGTGTAGTATCTCCAGCAGTTCAACGTGCTATAGAATCGGTAACAGGTAATTATGATATCTATGATGTGCTGGGTGACAAGCGTACTGAAGTCTATGAGGCTATTGATAAAGCATTAAAAGAGAAATTTGAGTCTTATGATTTGGAGTTTGTATCCTTTACAATTACAGATCAAGACGCTGGAGATGAAATTGAAGCAGCAATCAAAAATGAATCTGTTAAACAAAAAGAGATAGATACAGCTAAGCAGGAACAAGAAAAAGCTAAAGTTGAAGCTGATACAAAGAAAGTTCAAGCTCAAGCAGAAGCAGACGCAGGTATCATCAAAGCAGAAGGTGAAGCCAAGGCTAACAAAGCTAAGTCAGACTCAATCACAGATAATCTTATCCGGATGAAAGAAGCAGAAGCCAGAGAGAAGCATGGCTGGGTCACTGTTAACGGTGCAGGTAGTGTGATCACGAATAAAGAATAAAATAAAAAAGCCAAGGCACTCTCTGCCTCAGCTATAATCTCAATAATATTATTATATCACAAAGGAGATAGAGAGTGAACAAGGCTAAAGAGCTATTGAAAGAATTACAAGACCTTGACATGGACATCCAAAGCCGTATAGATGAAATCAATGAGCTTGAGGCAGGCTTGCTCTCAAGTCCTAAGTGGTCAGGTATCAAAGTCCAAGGTGGACAGACTAGAAAAGTTGATGATGTCTATACTCAGTTGGTAGTGATGAAAGAGGCTATAGAGCAGGATACTAAAGAGGTTATTAACAGAAAACTTGAATTAGGTCGAATGATCAATAAGTTAACAAATCCGAAGCATCGGACAATTTTGAGAATGACATATATTACTAAAACGTATATTGAGGATATTTGTGATAAGTTATCAATCAGCAAGAGCTCGTATTACAGCATGCGTAAGGTTGCTATTGAAGAGCTGGAGGTAATTTTGGAATAATTTGGAATTTCTTGAGTTATCTTGAGAATATCTTGAGAATATGTGTTAATCAAAATAATCTTGATGTGCACTGTAATGATAATCTGTTAGAATGGTAGTGTCAAGGATTGAAAAGAGAGGTACCTGAAATCAGGGTGTCGTAAAGGCGTTGAGGGTTCGAGTTCCTCCCTCTATTTCGTTCATTGATATCTCCTTTATATTTTTCATTTTATTTCTGAGGCTTCGGCCTCTTAGACAGTAAGGACAGGTTAGCAGGTTGTTTGGGTCTCCTTAATTTTTTACCAAGCGTGCGTTTTACTGCTAGAC